AAAGATGAAAAATCAGATAAACCTAATATTGAGGTTACAGAAGATAAAGACGAAACAACTAAAGTAGAAACACAAGAAAAAAAAGAAGAAGAAAAACCAAACTTACAAGAATCAAGAAGAGATTACCAAAAAAGAATAGATAAACTTGTTTTTCAAAAGAAAGAAGCTGAAAGAAGAGAACAAGCAGCTCTTGATTTTGCAAAAGGTTTACAGAAAAAATTTGACAAAAGTTCTTTAAAATTTAAGGAAACTGACGAACAATACCTTAAAGAATTTGATGCACGAGTTGATGCACAAAGAGAACAAGTCAAAGTATCTTTAAAACAAGCGATTGAAGCTAATGATGCTACCCAAATAATGGAAGCTAACGATAAGTTAACTCAATTAGCTGTGGAAAAAGAAAAGGCTCGATTAGAATTAGCTAATAGAGAAAAACAAAAAAAAGAAGAAGAAACAAAAACAACAACAAATAACGTACAAGCTGAACCTCAAACAGCGGGATCATCAGAACAACCACAGATTACTCCTAAAGCCAAAAAGTGGGCAGAAGAGAATAAATGGTTTGGAAATGATGAGGTCATGACTAATGCTGCTATTACTATTCATAACAATATATCTCAAGAGGGTATTGAAGTGGATAGCGATGAGTATTATAATGAAGTTAATTCAAGACTAAGGAAATATTTTCCAGAGAGTTTTGATAACACTACGGACGAGCCTAAAAAAGAGACACCGAAACCCGTCCAAACGGTGGCCTCGGCAGGTCGTAGTCAACAAGGACGCAGAACTGTGAAACTCACCAAGTCACAAGTAGCTATTGCTAAACGATTAGGGGTGCCACTAGAGGAATACGCTAGATACGTGAAGGAGGATAAATAATGAGTACAATTAAGAGAACTTCACGGGAGTCAGAGACTAAAGTTTCGAAAGAAGCTCCAAAATCATGGACTCCACCATCCAGTTTGGATGCGCCACCCGCACCGAACGGTTACGCCCATAGATGGATACGTACAACCGTTCAAGGTTTTGAGGATACAGCTAATGTATCTAAAAAAATGAGGGAAGGTTGGGAATTTGTAAAAGTCGAACAAGTGCAAAACGAGATCGGCACCAACAAATATCCTTTCTATACCGAAGGTAAATACGAGGGGTGTATTGGGATTGGAGGCCTTGTGCTGGCAAGGATACCGGTAGAGATATTGGAACAACGTGCTGAGTATTTTAAAAGACTTACTCAAGATAGAATGAACGCAGTTGACAATGATCTTATGAAGGAACAGCACCCGGATATGCCTATTAATATTGATAGACAATCCAGAGTGACCTTTGGTGGTAGTCGCAAAAAATAATTTTGCAATACCTACTAGGGTTAAAAATAAACTGTTAAAAGGAGAACAAAAACATGGCAAACGTAAGTGAAAAGTTTGGTCTAAGACCATACAGAAAACTAGACGGTACACCATTAGTTGGAGCCCAAAACAGATATACGATCGCTTCAGGCTATTCAGATGCGATATTCCAAGGAGAAATGGTTGAACCATTAGGAACTGGTAATATCCAAAGACATGGTCCTAATACATCGGATGCTGTTGTGGGTGTTTTTAACGGATGTTTTTATACAGACCCAACTACACAAAAGCCAACATTCAGTAACTTTTATCCTGGCGGCATTGCTGCTAGTGATATTACTGCATTCATCATTGATGATCCAGATGCAGTATTTTTAATGGATGCTGATGAGGCTTTTACAAGAGCTGATTTGTTTAAGAACTACTCTGTTACAAACACAACAGGTGTAACGCAAACAGGAATATCGAAACAACAACTTGATGTTAGTGTTTCAGGAACTGCAACTACTTTCGCAATTCAAGCGATTGATATTTCGCAAGATCCAGAAAACTCTGACACTGGTTCTGCAAATGCAAATATTCTTGTTAGAATCAACAACCACTTCTACAGAAGTGGAACAGGTATAGCGTAATAAAGGAGAATAACTATGGCAATATCACGATCACAACTAGTTAAAGAACTAGAGCCAGGTTTGAATGCTTTATTCGGCCTGGAATATAGTAGATATGAAAATCAACATGCGGAGATTTTCACTACTGAAACATCTGACAGAGCTTTTGAAGAAGAAGTAATGTTAAGTGGTTTCGCTTCTGCACCAACTAAACAAGAGGGTGCTGGAGTAGTGTTTGATACAGCAGGTGAAACATTCACAGCTAGATACAATCACGAAACAATCGCTTTAGCATTTGCTATAACAGAAGAAGCAATTGAAGATAATCTATACGACAGATTAGCTGCAAGATACACAAGAGCTCTTGCAAGATCAATGTCTAACACGAAGCAAGTTAAAGCTGCTAACGTACTTAACCAAGCACAGTTTACTGCTGTGACTGGTGGAGACGGGGTACCGTTAATTTCTAACGCACACCCATTAGCAACAGGCGGTACATTCGCTAATGTATTATCTGTAGCTGCAGACCTTAATGAAACTTCACTTGAGCAATCGTTAATCGATATCGCTGGTTTCGTAGACGAAAGAGGTTTAAGAATCGCTACTCAAGGTAGAAAAATGATAATTCCAAAAGAATTACAATTTACTGCTGAGAGATTGATGAAATCACCTCAAAGAACGTCAACAGCTGATAACGATATCAACGCAATTGTGTCTATGGGAATGGTACCAGAAGGATACTCAGTTAATAATTTCTTAACTGATACTGACTCGTTCTTCCTAATGACTGATGTACCTAATGGAATGAAACATTTTGTTAGATCACCAATCAAGACTGCGATTGAGGGAGACTTCGATACCGGTAATGTTAGATTTAAAGCTAGAGAAAGATACTCTTTTGGATTCTCAGATCCTAGAGCAATCTTTGGTAATGGAAACTTACCAACTAGTTAATAGATTAAATACTTAAAGTATTACTATAAAGGGGCGGTGTTCACATCGCCCCTTTTTTTATGTATAATAAAAAGACCTAGAAAATAATAATTTTGTAGACTGACTAGGCAGACACTATAGAGACTACAAAGTTTAACCGCTATAGAGGAGAAAATATTATGGCTAATACAACATTTGACGGACCAGTCAGATCAAAAAACGGTTTTATTAATTTAGGACCAAATGCAGTTAAAGCAGAACTTTTAGCAACAGATTTAACAGTTGCTGAACACGCTGGAAGACTTGTAACGATGGACCCAACGGGAACACCTACTGCAATAACATTACCGGCAATTATTTCAACTGCTGATTCTGCTGTTGCAGGACCAGGAAGTGATCCAAATAACGCAAATACAATTGGAACAACTTTTGAAATTCTTTTTATTGATAATTTTACAGGAACTATCAAGACTGCTAACACAGCTGACAAATTTGTTGGTGCTGCTACAGTAGGTATTACTGCGTCAGTAGCTGGTAAACAATTTCAGGTTCAAACTAATGATAATGAAGTTAATCTTAATGGTGAAGCTGGAGGATCTAACGCTACAACGGGTGGTCTAAAAGGTTCAAGAATCAAATTTACTGCAATCGCAGCTAACTTATATGCTGTAGAGGGTCAGTTACTTGGTAACGGAACAATCGCAACACCTTTTGATGCACAGTAATAATTAATTAGTGGCTCCTTTGGGAGCCACAACTAAAGGAGAAAATTATGGGTGGAGGAAGTTTTTCATCAGATCAGTCGAGTGCTCATGCCATTTCAACTACACAAATGGTTGCAACTGGAAAAAGAGCTAGATTGACTTCAATCCAAGGTAAAGGCAATTCAGCTAACGGATCTGTTATATTTAAAAGTGGTGGAGGTTCTGGCACTACTATTGCTACATACTTATTTGGTGAAGAAGGATTAGATATGTATTTACCTGGAAATGGAATTTTATTTGAAGATGGTATTCATGCTACGATAGCTAATACAGCTGGTGTAACAATTACATTTACGTAAAATGAACTTAGAATATTATTCTGATATTCTTGAATTGAAAAGAGGTGGCGATGTACAGCCACCTAAAACAAAAAAATATTTTAGACCAACAAAGTCTGGTGCAGGTATGACCAAGGCAGGTGTTGCTAAATATAGACGTGATAATCCTGGATCAAAATTAAAAACTGCTGTTACAGGAAAAGTTAAACCAGGATCTAAGGATGCAAAAAGAAGAAAAAGTTTTTGTGCTCGTAGTCTAGGACAAATGAAAAAATTTCCTAAAGCTGCAAAAGATCCTAATTCAAGATTAAGACAAGCGAGAAGAAGATGGAAATGTTAACGCAGCTCCTTAAAAAAATACTAGGATATGATATACTTGAAAAAAGAGTAAGGATCTTAGAAAGAAAAAACTATTGGAGAGAAAAATACAAACATGGCTTATCTGAACGCAAACATACCTCCAATATATTGTAAACTTAGAAAGGAGTATCTTTATGACCTTAAAG